TTTGCGTAAATGACCAACAAATGGAACAGTAGGTTTTTACACAAATGGAATAGTTCAACCAAATGTGACTGCTGTTCAATGTGTGAGTGCAATGTTAGAAATTGTAACCAATATAAAAGTCCTGCAAGGGGAAACCCTGCATTGTAAACTATTAGAAAATTAAACTAAAATGCAGGGTTCTTGACCCTCACAACGACCCAAGTAAAATTAGGCCGCTCTACCCGGTCACCGGGTAGACTAACGCTCCCATATATTTTACAACCCAAGAGCGGGGTTGTTTGCGCAATAATGGCGCACCATCTTACTAAGCCTCAATGAAAATCTCATTAGCATACACGATAGGGCATCCAGTGAAAAAGAAGAATGTAAAATCTTCTCCCACCGATTTCCAAGAGCGTACTACTGCTGAAACGTCCAGTACCTCAGGAGTACTGTCATTAGGATTGTAAAGTATAGTATCAACTTGCGCTGAATGACAACCATTAGCAAAGTCTGCTCGCGGTTGACGCGCTGGAGAAAATCGAAACCCATTGTAATAAGGGATCTCAACTTCTATGGTGTCATTGATACCAATGTTTGTGCAGGCAGCTCCTCCGGCAGAATTTTCACCATTGGCGAAAGTCAACCTCTTGGTAGCTTGTTGCACGCTTGTGAGACTTGAATCCATCTCTACGTATCTTGCACCGGAGTCGAAACCGATGCGTTGCACGACTGGTTTGGTGTCTGTATTACCACCAAACATGTACTTGGTTCTTGTTCCGCCACGCCATCCTGAATAGCACGGACTGAACCATTGGGCAAATGTTGGAATGGTGATGTTGCAAGGTTCCGAATCCTCGACATCGACCCCTTCTGGGTCCCATCCGGGCCATAAGCCTAGCCCTTTGTCCTTTATCTTTAACAGTCTGGTATTCGAACCAACTGGTGAGGCTCGCACATCCGTTCTGTGTAAAACATACCTCCTGTTGAGATCCCTGATACTAGTGGGGGACTCACCGAAAAAGACATTCATTGTTTGATCCGCCACTGCTGACGTGGGCGCGATCGGGGTTATTGAGTCAGGATTGGTAGGGGCATCAGTTTTGCCCTCTGAAGTTCCGGCCATTGCCGCTGCGTCGACAATTCCTGACTGGGGAGAGTATTCGTTGCGAGATAAAGCTTCTGGCGGTGTAGGCCACAAGCCGTACAGTTTCATCTTATCTGTAGCAACTTCTCCAAATTTCATATCGTCACATGCCGAAACAAAGACGTTGAAAAAGATTTGAGAATCTATGGCAGGACAAACCAGTGTGTTCACCACTGCCACCTCCAAGACTCCATTGAAAGTGGACATTCCGTCAGTCAACAATCTCTGACTGTCACTGTACGGAGGTGTTTGGTCCATAGTACCACAACGGAGAAAAGGCTCAGCTTGTCCCCACCCAATAGTTATCTCAAAGTCATCACATTCAGCTAAATCGATGACGCGACTGTACACTGTGTTGTACTGTACGGTCGACGGATGAGATTTGGGGTCCCATCTAATTAAGATCTTCCCCTTGTGGAAACTGGATTTTACCACTTGGAATCTATACTTAATCGTACCCTGCCACTGTTTGAACACTTGGCTCATATATGACATGGGGGTGGGATGTATTTCTTGAGACTGTACTCCATATAAGTTCGGAGTAACTCGACAATTCCACAACAGAGCATCGGGTTGCTGTGCTGCGTTCATGGCGAACTGGGTCAAGTAAGACTCTCGCTGTACGAAACGACTAATATCCATCTGATCCTCTCCATCCAATCCGACAGTTCGCGAATCTATGGTAAGTTCTTGTTTAGAATCTAAGGATAGTTTCATAACAGCATCAGCGGCATCCGTATTTGACAGATTGCCAGCTGGCGAAGGTTTTTGTTGGACTATATCGGTCACGATCGGAGGTCGTGAATAGCCCCAATTTGTTGCTAAGGTTCCTACACCCGAAGCAATCATCTGCGTGGCTCTCGCATAAGGTGCGATACCAGGGACATCTTTTAATTTCCCTGCTGCATGTGCGATAGCCGAAGCTGGTGCGGAGACAATACCCTTTCCGTATTCGTCTCCCGAATTCAGGGAACCAGCCTGTGGTGTGTAATTAGAAGCTGTAAGTGTGGTCACAGACGTTGGCATAGTAAGCACAACATCAGAAGCCCACGCATATACCGTCATAACCACGGGATCATCACCAAAGTTGGCATGCTGAAGGTTGTTAAAAGACTTGATTGTTATTTCTCCCATATCCTGGCGATCATTGTTGCTCAATGAAATGTAGTTCTTGAACCAGAAAAATGGCAAGTCAAGCTGTCCTCCTGAATTATTTGTAGGATTCAGAAAGAAGTGTGGTTTCTGGGAGGCACCGATTAAATCCTGTGGTAGAAAATTCCTTTCGACCGTTAGATCATCAAAACCCACTAAAGGATTGTACGACACAAGACTCCTACCGTAGTGAAAGCCTGTACCGCTAATAACTATCTTGACGTGTAATCGTGAACGATACAATTCAAAATTTGCTATCTTCTCAGCAACCCGAGGGTCATTGAGAAACAGTTCCCATGGGTTGAATCTCCTGAAAAATGGTGAACCAACCGTCCAACTGTATTCTCCAATACGAGTTGGTCTTCCAAGAAATGAACCTAATGAGGAATCAGTGTTGGCACCTAAATACATAGTGTCATCACTTCCGGAAGCTACAGTAGTAGTCCAACCGGGATCTTGTTCCTGAAAGTTAGTGATTTGTGCGCTCATATCAGCAGCGCCTGTCTCTTGGATGGTGCCCAAAGCACCAGATTGTGGAGTATACTCCGTCCAGTCGTATTTAGAGACGACTGACTCTTCTAAAATTTTGTTAAAATTAGTAATGCTGTTTGTTTATAAAGGACAACTGTATGCATCAATACAATTACCTATTCACACTTTTGTGTGAGGGGCTCGAAACCTCTGTTGCTTAAAAACAACTTCAAAATCATTGTATCCTATCCAAGCAGTCCGCACATGTGGTCAGTGTTGCACCACAAAATAACGTCTGTAATCATGTATAGGTTCGGCTTTGGTTTCTTTTTAGTTACGATGACACTGCCGCAGCGCCTCCGGACAGTTTAAAGACTTGTCGGTCTTAGCCCACTCTATTCCAATTGAGTGGGGGCTTTTCTTTTTGTGTGTTTATACTTGGTCATCCAAGTATCAACACGCGAATCGTAATCAACATCTAGTGTCCGACATACGAGTTCGGCACGGCGAGCTACTTCTTTCATCTGCTCCCGTCTCATTTCAAATACTTCACGTCCATAAAAGAACCATTCATGTAAAGCACCGTCAATGTTTTGTGCGCTTACTACCTCAGGAGTACTTCCTTTGGGTCGCAAGATGCGGTGTAGAGATTTGAAAATAGATGCTTCGTCCAACATACCAACATGAACACCGAGTTCAGCGTCAAATCTATCCTTTCGTTTAAGGAAATCAGCTTCGTACCGGTTCATATATTCGGTAGGTTCAGATGTTTTATCAGGCATGGTAAATATCATGTCGTTTTCT